GCCCTTGAATTGCTTGGTCACCTTTTATATTGTAATTACGAAAACCGTCGTCATATACAAAGTCTTCACAGTTATGTCTTAGTTCTTTTTTCCATTTTTGAAATTCAGCATCGCTTAATGTTATACCTACTGTACTAGGTAATATATCAAACCGTGCTTTCATTATATCTGGATTTTCGTTGTTTACAATACTATAGCCTGTTGCAAGTGTGCCTTGCTTGTTTAATTCACATGCAATGGCACCACTGTCGAATCCACTACTAAGACCTAGAAACATTCCTTGTGTAGTATTTTGTGTACGCTTTTTAATACTGTTACTAAATGCATTACACCATCCATCAAAACTATTATTCTTTTGCGTGATATCAAACTTAAAATTATCATATTCATTTACAAGTGTAAGTGTGTCTAAGTTATAAATTTGTGTCTTGTTTGCATATAGCTTTTTACTATTAGTGAATCCTAATCCATCAAGTTGACTTTTGTATGTTGCGACGCAAAATTTATCTTGTTTAAATTCATACCAAAGAGGCTTACATGCAAATGTATCAGTACTAATAATAAGTTTACGCTTTGCATAGTCTACTAAAAACAATGCATATTCGCCATCTAATAATTTACAAAAAGTTTCGCCGTGTGTATTATACAAGTCGACAATACATTCACCGTCGCTGTTGTACGACCCAAAGTCTGTGTAATTATATATTTCGCCATTGAATACTGCAACAGTATCATTACGTTTTATAGGCTGAGGCGTAACTTCGCCAGTAATATGTAACAAATTATGAAGGTACCAAATACCTTCATAATTTTCTACGGTAGTTAAGTCCGGTCCACGCTTAACACACTTGTCATTTGAAACACTGGGGTCGCTATAATTTGTTGCTGCAAATCCGCACATTATTTTTTATTAAGTCTGTTTTGTGCTTTTTTGTCTTTACCGTCTGTATACATTCCGCCTTTTGGGCCAGTAACTCTGTGGATCTTAGAATGCAAGTTTTCTGCGTCAATAAATTTATCGCCAGTTTTCTTTACAGCATACAAGCGCCAACGCGACAATACACATGTGCCTAAGAAGTCATAATCAGAATGTTCGGTTATGTTATCCCAAAAAGGTAAGTCATAATAATATTGACAATGTCCTGGCTTTGTTGTTCCTAACTCTGGACCAATATGTATTACTATGCCGCCTGTCTTTAACGAGTTATGAACATTTAAAAATGCAGTGTGTTGAGATTCGTACGGCTCAACGTGTTCAATTGTTCCTGCATTTGTAATTACATCAAAGTAATTTTGAAACTCAGTAAAGTGTTCAAGGTTAGATAAATCTTTTACTAATGCACCGTCTAATCCGTTTAAGTCTACTGAAGTATGTTCGTATCCTAATCTTGTATAATATGCTTTTCCTGTAGTTTCAGGAATACGCTTGTCAGGCTTAATAACTTGATTGCCAAGTTCTAACATTTTTAGCCCAGAAACATTTGGAAATGTTGGAGCAATGTGTTCATTCATCCAGTTAAGGTATGATGTTCTATATCCCATTTTTAAACCTTTCTCACAAAAAATAAACCACTTTCGTTAATGTGTTTACCGTTTTCAATATTTTTCTTTGTTCCAGTACATAGTGATCTTATATGCATAGAATCTGCTTCTTGCCATTCAAACCCTCGAGCTTGTAAATGGTTAATCCAATAATCTTGCCATTGGCAATTTACATGATGATGTCCACGCTGTCCTGGAACTCCGTGTGTCATAAAAATATAAGTACCGCACGTTAATGTTTCTAGTAAGTTATCAATGTATTCTTCGCTAACATGTTCTACTACTTCAATACAGTTTATCATGTCTACATCTGTAGTATAACTGTTTTCTGTAAGGTCAACTTTAGTTGTTGGAAACACTGCATTGTCTACATTCTTTTGTAGTCCTTCGATTGCAACAGAAGTTAATCCTTGCTCTACAAACCATTTTGAATGATGACCATAACCGCTTCCTACATCCATTACAGATTTTATATTATATTTGTTTATAATATAAGTCCATGCTTCTGGAGCAAAAGTATGCCTATTTAACTCAACGTTGTTACCGCCTAAATGCGGATGCTCTGCATCTAATACTACTTCTGCCATTTTTTCTTCCTTATTAATATAGTTATCTGTGCGGTAAAAGTGATAGTTCGGTCTCGGCTCAATGTAGTTTTCAACATACCGAGCTTCTTTATTCCAATTATGCCCGCGTCCGTCTTTCTCTAGTTTACGGGTCATGTTGTAATATGTATTGGTTCGTTTAAAATCGAATCCAAATATACTAACATTCTTTGGGTTACATTGTGTTAGAAAATATAAGAAAATAATACCAGTTGTCGGCTTATCGCCATTGCCGTTGAGTGAATAAAGTAGCATTAACTCTTCTTTTAGATGACGTGGCAGATTAATTGGATTGTGCCCGTTATAATTAATTCTAAGACTTGGTGTTGAATTAACTTCTAGAAAATTACATTTAGCATTAGTATTAAATACTCCAACATTTACAGCCCATTTACCTTCACCGTATACTAACCAGTCTGTTCTGACACCATGCGACCAAAGTGGTCCCATCTGATTAAGACCTAGATTAAATCTGCAAACAATATCATGCGAGTCTATAGATAAGCCTTCGTTGCCGTCAAATAAAGCAACAGCGTTGCCAACAACTGCAACTGTTTTATCTTGGAAATAATTGCGCAAGTCTTGCATTGTCGTTTGCGACATTTTTAACTTATTAGACCTTCGTTATATTTTAACATTGATATAGTTGCTTGTGGGTTAATGCCACAGCTTTCTGCCCAAGCGGCCCATGCATAAATGTCCTTAGGCATGCACTTACTATTTGCACCTCTGTTGTCTGGAAATACAAAAGAGAACCAAAGATTTTGCCTAGGGTCGTCTCCATATACAGCATCTCGAATAGTATAGTAATCTACTCCTGTTGCTTCGCATACATCATATAGTTCTTGACATTGCATTACTTTAAAAAAGATAGCTCTGTTTTCACTTAGTTTAATTATTTCTGCTTCTAGACACGTAACTTGTCGAATAGTGATATTAGCATTATATGCTTTTTGGTAACATTCAATAACTTTGCGTCTATCCTTAGGTGCGCCGCCAATGACCATAAACTGTCTCGACTCCATTGCAAGGAATGGATGGTTAGGAGTTTCTCCTAAGTATTCTGGTTGTACAACAATACGTTTATTATATTTTGTTGCCATCTCGTCAGCAAAGCCAGGCTGTGTTGCTGACCGTATAACAATAAAATCACACCCGCAATTTGCAATAGCATCTTCAACTGCTGAACAATCTAAGCTTGCACCGCCGCTCCAAGGAGTAGGAACTGCTAGAAATGCAATATCGCAATCAGTTAACGGACTGCTATATTCTTCTATATATTTGTCATATATTTGTGCGTCGGGAAAAAGTTTATGCGCTGCTTTACCAATCCAGCCGTACCCAATAATACCAATTTTCATTTAAGTTCCTTATAGACTTGCGTCTTCCATGCCAGCTACTCTAAGCTTCACAACATTAGTTATCTGCCATTGCTTTTGATCAAGACCTTTTAAGAGTCCTAACCATTTGTTACGCATTAGTGCAAATTCGTTGATGATCTTTTCGTAGTCAACAACATCTGCCTCACCGTCTACGTATTTTTCAACGTCACGACTTGATAGAGCTCGTTGATAGTTTTCGAGATATTTCTTAAAGTACGAGCTACGCAATCTACGTAGCTCGATATTTAAGTAGTTAAGGATTGCTTCAATCTCTTGAAGCTGATTAAAACGTTGTTCAACGATACCGGGCATTTCTGCCGCGGCACGTTCAACATTGCCTTTGAGCTTTACATCGAATCGACCTTGTATCAACTCGTCTTCGAAGTGCTGTACAGCCAGCGGTATCTTAGATATGTCTCGTGATACTTCGCTATACCAGCCCATTACTCATCCCACTCTTCTTCGTCATCATCGACATTATCTAAGTCTAGATAATAACTAATAGCTTCATCTAAAGGACCATCAGTACCGATAACTTCTTTAAAAGTCTCATCACTAACACCATAGTCTGCTAATAGATCAACAAACTTTTCAGCTACTAATTCCATTTGCTTTTTGTCTACGTACTCTTTAAACATTGTCCAGATGTCACTGATGTGTTCTTCATTCATTTGCAGTCGCTTCCTCAATTTGATCGATAGTTGCTTCTTCGTCAACCTCAGCGGTATTTACCACAGGCTTCATTTTTTCGTTATATTCCATCATGATCTGATCAAGTTTGCCACCAATCATCCAAGCTTTGCGATACTCGAGAACTTCTTCGCCTGCTAGATTAATGTACTTGAGTCGATTACCTTGCTTAACTAACAAGTTCTTCTTCTCAAACAATTCAACTAAACCACTGTATGGATTCATACCAGTTTCATAAGGAATCTTAACCTGCACACCTTCAAAAGGTTTTGCATAGCGTGTCTTCATTACTTTACAACCAGCACGTATACCCATAACTTCTGAGATCTTGTTGCCGTCTTCATCTTCTTTTAACTTCATCTTCTTCATTGCAACAACAATACTTGATGCATAGATAAAGCCTGAACCACCACTGATCTTGTCATCTGGATCAAACATATCCTGCGATGCATAAGTGTGGTTAGTACATACCAAGCCTACGTTAAGCGAGCCAATCATGTTAACAGTATTACGGACTAATGAAGTTAGTGCTTTAGGCTTACGACCCATATCACCTTTCATATCACCTTTGTTAAACTGATCAACATCAGTAGGTGTTAGCAACATACCCAACGAGTCAACTACAAACAATACTTTAGGACGATCTTCTGCATCCATAGCTTTATAGTCTGTAATAAATGTTGAGATAGTTTTTGCCACATCATCAATCATTGACATGTTTAGCTTGAGCAGTTTCTCAGGGCTTGTGTCAACTTGTAATGCTTGTAGCCAGCTTTCGTCAAGTGCGTTCTCAGAGTCAATTAAGACTACAAAGATGTCTTGATCCTGTGCGTGTTTTACAATGTTGCCTGAACAGAAATAACTCTTACCTGCTCCTGATTCACCTGCAAACACAGTAACCTTACCTAGCGGAACACCTCTGTGAAAATCTCCTGAGATAAGATAGTTTAGTGCATACGATCCTGTACTGATCCAATCAGTAGGATCGTTAAATCCTGTACTCATGCCTGAGATACTTTTAGTCAAGTCCTTGCGGAACTTGCTTACGTCGAATGACTTCGCCATTAAA